ATGGGACGGCCAATACCTCAACCTGTAATATCTGTTGTAGCTGACTTCGCTGCTAGCACTGAAACCCATGCTAGTTTGGATAGTTTGTTTGCCTATGCTGATGCGCCAGGGGAGCCACCCGAAGGATCTAAGCACGTTAAAGCCCTCGAATGGTTAAGGCGTATTAATAAAGAATCTGATGAACCATTAGTTTTACTTGGTCGATTAATCGAAAACTATATGGAGTCAGAGTTACCCGCCAATCCATACTATGAGTGGGAAAAAAAGAAAGTTGAGTTTGTAAAAAAAATGCCGGAACTACTTGGTCGTTATGGGCTGAGCTATGTGACTGGCGGTTACGTTACTGATGGAGCATCACTAGCATCCCTTTCCTTGAAAGAAGCTATCCAGAAACGTAATACTCCAGCAGTAGAAATGGAATTCGCAAGGGCTTTAGAAAACTTGCATACTGACCCAAGAGAAGCAGTATCAGCAGCCTGTAATATATTAGAATCAACATTTAAAATTTTTATCGCAGATGAAAACCTACCGATTCCTGCGAAGCAGGATTTGCAGGGCTTGTGGAAGACCGTTCGTGAACATTTAGGTCTTGACACTAAAGCGGTAGAAGATGAGGACTTAAAACGCATTTTGAGCGGCTTATATTCTCTCACCGATGGTATCGGCTCGCTAAGAACTCATGCTAGTTCAGCTCATGGCGCAGGACGAAAAATTTACAATCTCAAGCCCCGACACGCACGATTAGCCATCAATGCTGCACATACACTAACTATGTTTATTCTTGAATCGTGGGATGAAAAAAAAGAATAAGCAAGTTATAAACCCATCATGTTCTAAAGATGATGGTTTTTTTGTTATCTGCTATCTTATCCCTCTAAAATAAATAAGTTACATCATGTTTAGCGCGCAATTGGCGATAAAATGGCGGCAGATGTAACTCCACTTCATACATAGGCAACAGCTATGGCAATAAGTACAAAACCTAATACTGCCCAGCCCCTAACTCTTGATGCTGACAAACTTTACGAAAATGCGGTGCTTTCTATTCAACTGGGCATTGAAGATTTTGAGCTTTCCCAGAAATCTGTTGATAAAGGCGGTAACCCCGCACGTTCTCTATCTTCCGTTCGCAATCTCTTCGCTGGGGTTATGCTTCTTTTTAAATTTAAACTGGCCAATTCGGTTAAAAGTCCTGAAGACGCTTACCAGCTTATCCATATCCCACCAAAAGATATTTTGCCGAACCCAGATGGCATAGGAGGCATGACATGGGAGCCAGACGGACAGTTTCAAAAAAATAAAACAATAGATGTCCATCACATAAAGGCTCGCTTTCGTACTTTTAACATTCATGTTGATTGGGAAGTCGTCGATGAATTACATAACTGTCGCAATCATTTAGAACATCTGCACCCTAGAAACACCTTAGGAGAACTAGCCGATTTTGTTGCTAATTTATTCCCTGTTTTGGCAGACTTTATCGAAAAAGAGTTGAATAAATTTCCACAAGATGTTCTAGGGTCTGCTTGGGACACGATGCTAGAGCACAGAACGTTCTACCTTAAGCAATTGGCCGAATGCGAGCAAAGCTGGCTGGATGCAGGAGTTCCAGAGGGAATGGTTGAGTTCGTCCCAGATTGCACATGTGCTCAATGCGGTTCCAAGTTGTTGAAGGCTTCAACATTAAGTATTGAAGATGGTTTTACTGTTGAAAATGATGAAGATCAATTCGAATATGTTTGTGTCGCGTGTGGGTTCGTAGATTGTTTTGCACCACGATTAATCGATTCCTTCGAATCTGCTTTTTTTTATTGGCCGCCTGATGGTGAAGATCCAACTTATGAACTTTGCTACAGCTGCGACCATCACACATTTGTAATAAGCGAACAAGCATGCCGTTGGTGCGGGGGGGAACTTGACTATTCACAGTGCAAACTTTGTGACGCCCATCTTAATCAAGATGATCAGGATAATGATGGTTATTGCGGCTACTGTACGTACAAGATGAGCAAAGATGATTAATCAGTTTGTTGCTGATTCAGCTTTGGCCTTTTTCACTTCTGCGAAAAGAAGAACGGCGCACATTTTTCAGCTTTTGTGTTTTCCTCAATTACTCTACAACCTGCGCCAGCACTGCCCGTAACTCCCCATTAGCAGCTTTCTGTTGCCGCCTAAACGATCCATCCAAACTCACATAAAATGAATATTATCCATATAAATCAACGATATTTTGTTTCACATTAGATCCTCTGTGCATCCTTAAAACTGAAAAGCGCTGTAATTATTTTCAATCTTTTCACTTTGCTTTCTTCGTGAAGCCACCAGTACTGGCGCTGCCCGAGCTGGTGTTTTGTAGAAAAAGAAAACTGAAAAATTTTTACGATCCAGAAACCGCAGGCGGGTGCGGTGTAGCGCCGTTTTTGTCTGCGACAGTTTTTTTTCGTCTGTGTGAGGCAACGTCAGCACGTCATGGCGGCACAGATCCTTTTACATGGGAAACGGGGATATGGTGACTACTTGAGGCGCTTAAAATGCGTCTGGTGACGCCTGATGAAGGGTGTAAAAAAACCCGCATTATGCGGGCTGAAAAGAGAGAATCAGGCGATGATGTTCTGGTACTTGCTCCGGGTCTGCCCGGCCTTTACTGCCGTCTGGTTGAATGCTCCGGCATTGGTCGGCGTACCAACACTGGGGTGTGAATGGCTCGCGCACTGCTGCGCCAGCTCTGCCAGTAAATCAATGGTGTCCAGCATCATGGTTAGCGTATTTACGCCCTCGCTACCGATATGCACGGTTGGCCCCATAATCTGCTGACCGCCCGCCGCCACAGATTTACGTAATGCAGCAATCTTTTCTGTCAGGGTTCCCCCCACATCAACATTCATGGCGCCGGCCACTTTCGTGGACAGCTGCCCGGCGATTTCGGTTTCTTCATTTCCTGTAATACTGGCCAGCCGGTTTCCTTTTACCGCCTGGCTGAAGTCGCCAGCACTGACCTGCTGTATGGCTCCGGCCATCAGCGTGGCGGTACCCAGTACTGTGATTTTATCCGTGGCTTTCACCGTGGTTTCACGGCTGACCAGTTCTCGTCGTTCCGTGTCGGCTTTCACCGTCCGCGCCATTGATGTTTCACTGATGGTCTGATCTGTCTGGCGTACCCAGTCTCCTGCCTGTGTCACGCGTTGCGAAACTTCCGCGCGCTGCTGTTGCAGCTGTTCGCCGGGCTTAATGTCCGGCAGACTGGTGCCATCCGGCAGCGTCTGCCTGATAAAGGGCTTGTCCGGCCTGCCGCCCGTAAACGCCACTTCTACCAGCGTTCCTTCCGGTGGAAACTGGAACATTCCCGAATCGTTACCGGCCATTGGCACCGGCAGCGGTACGGCGGAATATACCGGCGTCTGGTTGTCCGGGTTGCCGTCCGCGTCAAGCAGCTGCACATCAACGGCGTACCGTGGCCGGAACGGGTCGGCAAAATTACCGCTTTTTACGGCCTCGCTGGGTGCCACCACCCTGGCCAGTTTGGGCAGGTGAAGACCTGAAGCCAGCTCCGGGTAATGGCTTTCTATCTGACGATGCGCCGGTGTTTTCTGCAATGGCTGACCTGTGGCGCGGTTCCGTGGTGTCCACGTGATGGTCATTGTGTCATTCGTCAGATGAACTTTAGTCACGCGTTCCCCGTTCACGTCCACGCCCGGACGAAGACTCTGGATCACCGGCAATGTCATGGAATTACCACCCGCCGTTCCCTGGCTGAACTCTGCCGGGATTTCTACCGGACGTCCGGCAAACAGCGCCTTTTCTGCGCCGCCGACATACAGCGAACCGTCCGGCAATGGATACCAGATGTAATCCGTGATACTGAATGCCCTGCCCAGATTATTCAGCAGCTGGTATCCCGTCCCGTTATGGGTGAAATGGGGGATCGGTTTATCACTGTACGGCACATCCGGTACCGCAATGCTGATCCCGCTGTTTTCCTCCAGCCATCCGGCCACATCGCGCAGTGTTGGATGCTGGAATGAGCATGGCCACATCCGCTCAAATACGCCAGCCAGCTCGCGGACGAACAGACGCTGATAACCGTTTTCGGCAGGCTGTGAGCGCTCCACATAGCCGGTAAACCAGCGCAGAAGTAAACCGGAATACCCCACATCCAGCCGTACCAGTTTGCCGGTGTAGTCTGTGGTCGTCTGTGCCGTAATAAAGCCACGTCCACAGCTGTTCAGCTCCAGCACCAGACTGGCGTCAGCCAGGTGTATTTCATCCGTTGAAAGGTAAAGGCGTTTTACTGGTTTCATCATTAACCTAAAGCATCATTGACGGGCTTCAGCACCCTGCGTTCAAACCACGTCAGTTTTTCTTCATCCTCTCCGGCACTCTGGCCACCGGATTGTCCCGTACTGCTGGCCGTCTGTTTTTTTGCCGTTGTTTTACCGGTTGCCCTGGCTTCCCGCTTCTCCTGTACGCTGACATGTTCCGCCAGGGTGAACGTGACCAGCCAGGCCATTTTCCCGTCCTGCGGCGGTGCATCCAGCATTCCGCTGAAGGTGGCCTCACGAAAATTCACCGCTCTGGCCACCTCATGCGCAACGCGGTATTTCATGCGTTTCCCGTCTGCATCGGTGGCGCTGGCCAGTTCAAAAATACGCTTCAGGATCTCCGGGTTTTTAAAGGGTATTTCGCCGCTGATACGCAGCTCTTTGCCCTTTGCCCCCTGCTCTGATTTGGTGGTCGCGCTGGTCTGGCCGGACTGGTCTTTATCCTGAAACTGCTGGGAAACAGTCACGCGCATGTTTTTCAGCAGAATGGCCTCACCATTAAGCGCCAGTGTCGGGATCGACGTCATGAATCATGCCCCTTATTCCATCAAGATTTTTTCCGGCCAGCATGATTGCCGCAGTATAAACGGCTGAAGGCTGCGGAATGTCCTGTACCAGCGCCAGCAGGGTGGCGGCGGTGTCGCCACTGGCCGTAAATACCCATGCCCTGGCGCTTTTCCCCTGTAAATCAGAGAGGCCGCTGGCCACATCGTTAATCAGGCTGTCACGCAGTTGCGTAAACTCCCCCAGCTGTTGTTTCATCCCGTCCAGGCTGAATCCGGCGCCAGCCGCTTTCTGCGCCTCACTGATAGCGGCAGCGGATAACGCTGCCCTGTTGGTCGGAACGGACAGCGGAATGGCAACCGGCAGTCCTGCCCCGGCTTTCGCGGGGATCTGCATTTTCTCAGTAGCCAGTGTCGCCGCAGACTCAGCCAGACGTCTAACCTGGGTGAATGCGGGCGCGGGGAAAACATCCACCAGGCTGTTAAGCCCCTTCATGAAGTTTTCATGGGTCTGTCCCGTTACCATCATGATCACCACATCGGTATTGCCTCCCGTTCCGGCCAGCCTTTCCGCCAGATAATGGATTGCATTGACCGGACTCAGGTATGCCCCGTTATCAGTCTGCTGCCCCAGACCGTGAATCCACGGATGCGCCGGAACGACGGAACAATCCAGCGCAGCCAGAGAATCCGTAAAAGCCAGACGCGCTTCACGCCACATCCGGTACCTCCGGCCAGTCAATATCTGGCGCACCAGTCAGATCCAGACGGCGCAATTTTGTACGCACTTCACGTAAATCGGAAAGTTCGACCAGCTCGGCATCAGTAATATCACTATCATCCTGCGCTTCCATAAGCTGATTGATTTTTGACGTGACCGACGCCATGCGCCGGTCGCGTTCTGCTGTCGCTAAAGCAACATAATCAACCTGAACAGGTGCGATAACGCCGTTGCTATAGGTAAAATTACCAGCCTGGAAACCATCAGGAATATCAGTATCAGCAAATTCCACAACAGAGCAATTCAGCGGAAATAACTTTGTTGCATCTTTATCCGCAGTAATAATCAGCCCTGTTTTGTCATACTGTATTTTCAGTGTGTCTGGCTGAAATAGTTTCTGTAGCACATACCAGTCAACACCTGATTCATCGTGGATAAACTGAACGCTGCAGTTCTCTGATAACTCCTGCTGAACAGGGGTTAATTCAGTTGTTTTAGTGAATTTTTTAAAATGTCTCATTTTTATGTCCCTACCGTATACCACTGACCATTCACTTTAAGCTGTAACAAGCGTCGTTGGATCCGGTCTGGTGTATCGTTCGAGTCTCCATTCTCAACACCTGTAATGACGTAACCTAACTGGTCTGCAAATCCGGGCGAACGATATAAGTTTCCATGCTCAACGGCACCGAATCGAATTGACTGAACATACCCACTTAGCATGTCAGTTGTAGCAAGGAATACACCAGAACCATCATCATGAAGCATAAATGGCTTTGTTTTGTCGTTCTGGTACACACCGACCATGGTGATGTATTGTCGTAACGGTCTGCCTGCAATATACGCACTCAACCAGCCAGGCCCGCTGCCTGTGCCCCATATATCGCCGTAAACATCGCCGTTTTTGTTGAATATCGCATTTCCGGCCTGCAAATTTTCAGCAGCTGCGATAACACCGAGTCGGGTGCTGATATATGCCCGGATAGCCAGGTCTTCTGAGTTCTGAAATCCGATACCATTCCATGACTTAATGTTCAGATTGTTACCATTAAAACCTGCACCATCAACGTCACCTTTAGCCATCCCACCAGTGCCATCCCCAACCGTAACCAGGGTATCGCCACGCATATTTGG